ATAAGTTTGCAAATTTTGGAAATGGCGTTTGGATAAATGTTGTAAATGCTAAAGCCGAACGTGATTTAGAAAACGGAACCTGGAATTCTGTAATAAAATTATATTCTAAATTACCGTTTGATAAAAATGAAAAAGATCCTTTATGGTTAGTTAAATTAATAACAGATGAGATAATACACGATGTTGTATTGGAAGCCACTCCGATAGAAGAATATGTTAATATTTTAAAAAGACCGGATTATAATTTCGTAAATAAATCTAACGAACAAACACAATATAAGAATTACTATGACATTCTTTCCACAAAACAATCTATAATAGATTTATATAAAACATCTGAGAATATAAATAATTTTCAATTAAATATTGATTATAGCAAATATAGTAATTTTGTTAAATATAGTTCTGCTATGGAAAGATTATTAAATTTCAAAACAAAATTGAATTTAATTTCGAGATGTGAGTATTCTCAATCAATATCATCTGAATCTGGAAGCGGACACACCTCAGGATCGGCGAATTACTGGAAAAAATTAAGAGAAGATACATTAAATTCGTTTACACCATATGAAAGATATTTATATTTTGGCAGCGGCAAATTTTATGTTAGCGGTTCTACTGAAATTGAAACCTCTTGGCCAAAATATTTCAATGTAACAGCATCATATGGAGATGCCGCTGAAAATAGGCTATATAGTTCTCCAATATTATATCAATATAGAGTAAACCATTATGTATATACATCAGCATCAGTAACTCCATTATCTGTCAGCGAATCTTTAGTAACAGGAATAGGAAGCAACTGGTTGTTAAATGGTATTTATCCAGGCAACTCTATAATAGGATTTGGTCCTTCAATATCAACATGGTATAATGTTGTTCGTGTAATTTCAAACACGGAGCTTGTAATTTCTGGAAATGTTACCGCGTCTCCAGGTCCGTGTATAGTTTATGAATCTAAAACTCCTGCGGTAGATTGGTATGCTACAATGTCACAAATTGCAAGTGAATATGATAATTCAAATAGAGATTATTTGGTATATACCACTCCGTCATTCATTCAAGACGAAGCTGAAGATAATATAGATTACATGACATTCCTACCAATGGTAGGAGAAATGTATGATGAATTATATTCATATATTGTCGGCATGGAAAAAATATCTCGCAGAGAAAATGTTATAAATGAAGGAGTTCCTGTTAATATATTATGGAATGTTTTGAAAAGTTTTGGTTTTGATATTGACAACAACGGAGATTTGGTACATTTATCAGATTATAATTACGGTGTACAATTAAATACAAGTGCTAGTGTAGAGTATGAATATTTAAAAACAGCAGAAAAGGAAGTAACGCAACAAATATGGAATAGGCTATTAAACAACAGTATGTATATTTACAAATCTAAAGGAACACAACGTGCCATAAGAGCTCTGTTGAATTGTTTCGGTATTTCCCCAGATTTAGTTAGCATCCGTGAATTCGGAGGACCTGCAAAAGGTGGAAATATGAATAGATTTTATGAACAAAATGTTGTTGATTATACGCATGTTGTTAATTTTACTGGAGTAGAAAGTATATCAATTCCTTGGAAAAAGAGTGAATATGTTGGTGGGGCTTATAGATATCCAGATTCGATAGAGGTTAAATTTAGGACAACCAATCAAAGCGATATGGTATTGTTTGATATGTCTAATTCTGGGTATCCTACAACAGGTCATAAATTAGAACTTATACATTCGATTGATTCTAAAGGATATTTAAAATATACGTTGTATTCGGTTGCCGGTCAATTATTTATGACATCATCCATATTTTCATATTATAGTGGTGAATATTATAATGTTTTAGTGAAACGATTGGAAGAAAATGATAATGTGTTAAATCCGCATACATATGTTTTAAATGTTATAAATCACGATGAATATTTGAACAAGATTATAACAAACCAAACATCTTATTTGTATGTAACATCAAGTATATTTAATTTAGCTTACTGTACAACTGGAAATATATATTTGGCTGGAACAACTGGTTCTTTTGTGGGTTCTATGGATGAATTTAGATTGTGGAATGAAACTTTATCTGATACTACATTCGAATGGCACGCAAAATATTCATTAGCGACAAATGGTAATACAATTTCATCATCACTTTCAAATTTATTAGTAAGACTTTCTTTTAATGAACCATATAATTTATATTTAACATCCAGTTTGCCTAACGATGCTTTTCATTTAAATTATATGGAGACCGCTTCTGCTATTGGATTTTCTTCTAGTTCGTATTATAATGATTATCCATATCATTTTTCATATTACGAAAGAAATAACACAATTTCTTTGAAATATATTACTCCTACATCTAATAATTCAAATAAAGTTAGAATCGAAAAAAATTACATAAATCAACAAATCACATTAAAAGACGGAACATTAGTTTACCCACTGAAGAGTGATTACTATGATGGTATCAAGGATATGTGGGGCAGAACTCAAATAATAAAAGGTGAGAAATCGGAGTATGATAATGCTGATCAAGATAGTGATAGATTAATTATAGGATTTACTCCTTCTGAATTGCTGAACAATGATATTATAGCTTTTTTTGGAGATGCAAATTTATTAGATGAAATAGGAGATTACGCTTATGCTCTGTCAGATTCATATCCATCTATGAATCATCTTAGATATTTATATTATGATAATGCAAAAACAATTATAGATATTAAATCATATATTAAATATTTGAAATATTTTGATAAAACTTTATTCAATGTATTGAAACAAATAGTTCCTATAAAATCAAATCCTGTAATTGGTATTGTGTATGAAGAAAATATATTACACAGAAATAAAGTTGGTATTGGAATAGATTTCACTGATAATATAACACAGATGCCTTTTTTTACGGGGGCTATAAATTATGATAAACTCAGTCTTACATCAGCATCGGCCAACAATTTTAAACAATATGTTTTTCCTATTGTTGTTGGTGTTGAAGCAAATTCATCATATCAAAAATCAATAGAGCCTAAGAGCATCGCATTACCTTGGATAGTGTCTGCTGATAATTATGGTAATGTTGATAATGAGGCTATATTAAATATGCCGCATAAATTCTATATATATAACGACTTCGCAGGAAATGCATCAATTGATTCCATATCAACACCATCAATTAATGGAAATAATTTATACACATATGTTATTTTAGATACAACTCAGCATAGAAATATTGATGTATATAACAATTATTTAGAATCAAATATAACAAAAACTTTAGAAGAAAATTTAATTATATCAAATGAATATTTGGAGACATCGATATTAGATTCTTATTTGACTGATATTTATATTACAAAACAACAATTAGAGTCATCAATAAGCAATACTTTAGAAGAAAATATATTTGTCTCGACAGAAGGTTTTGACACTGATATAAATACGGCAGAGGATAAACATATGAGTGTTGATTTTCAAGATTCTTGGGCAAGTTTGAATATTTTACCTGTAGATCGTATTATTTATGGTAACAATGAATATTTATATACATCAATTGACACACAAAAAGATGTTGATATATTTATAGATTCAAAATATTTAGAATCCAGTCTATCAACAACATCCACGAATAATATTTTCTGTAAATTGACAACATATGATTCAATTGTGGACATATATTCTAATATGTTACTATTGAAGCAATATGAATCATCGGATTCGACTTGGGTTGATAGTAGTGGCAGTGTTCATACGCTTGGTAAATATTCTGGAAATAAAAATGTTAAAACCGTTGACACCATGAGATATGATTTTAGTGTTAAAAGTAAAAACGTTGCAACATTTTTAAAATCAAAACTAAATAGATATGAGTATGATGTAACAGGACCAACGGGATATGTATTAGACTCAGTGTCATTTTTCAGACAAGAATTGAATATTTTTAGAAGGAATACCATTATGACCTCAAACGATACTCCTGATAAAACGCCTGTTATTGAGAAATGGTATGTTAATCCAAAGACCTTAAAGGTTAATTATTATGACAATCCACGACTTATTGTGGAATAATGATGAAAAAAAAACAAAAAAACATAATTAAAAAAAATATTTTTAATATTTATTTAAAACAATAGAAATCAAGGAGATTGAAAAATGGCATATCT